GACGCGGTGCTGGACGCGATCCCGCCGAGTATCCTGGAGCGGCACCTGGCGAAGCGCCGGAAGGAACGGGATCTGTGAAGGTGCCCGCCCGAGTGGTGCCGCCGATGACCGGAGTCGAACCGGCTGAGCTCGAGTATGAATCGAACGTCCCCACCTGGAGACAGCGTGTAGGCGGCGCGCGGTGGGCGGGCACAAGGGACGTAACCGGTCAAGCCGCCTCGGCGAGCAGCCGCACGAACACGTAGCCGGACGCGTGCACGATCGCCTCGACGCCGTAGCGGAAGGCGTCGGCAGCGTGCTTGAGGTCATCGTCCTTGCCGCACCAGTGCTGCAGCGAGCGGACGACGCCTTTGCACCCCTCGGCGACCTGCAGCGCGGGCAGCGTGCCGATCCGCTCGTCGAGGAGCTGGTTGCAGCACACCACGCCGCGGTCGATGCTGTCCGGCCCCTTGCGCGCCGGGCGGAAGCTGACCCGCGGATCGTCGCGCGGGAAGCCCATCATCGCGGCGAACTCCTGCTCGAACAGCTCGTTCAGCGTCCGCGCCATCGTGGACTTCGTCGTGGCGTTCGTGTCGCCCACCACGAAGGCGAGCTGCGAGGGCTCGATGCCGAGGCCCTCGACCATCCGCAGCACGGCGTGCGCCTCGCCGCGGGCCGACATGCGCTCGGGGTTCGTCCACTCCCCCAACGCACGGATCGCGAGCCGCACGCGCTTGTTGACCTCCTTCGTCTGCCAGCCCCAGAGCAACCAGTGCGAGTGTCCGGGCCCTTCGCCGTGGTCGACGCTCAGCGCGAGGTGGATCGGCTCGCGCACCCAGGGCCAGCCCTGCGTCCACCGCGGGCCCGCGCGCACGAGGTTGGGCTCGCCGAAGCCCACGAACCGCCGCGCGTCGCTGACCCCTTCCCAGGCGCCCAAGATCCGCTGGTGGTACTGCCACGGCGTGCGGTTCGCCTCCCGCACGCGCTCCTCGATCTGGGCCGGCGTGTACCAGGGGCAGTTCTCGGCGGTGAGCGCTACCTGGTAGAAGCTCCACCCGTCGCCCCGCCCCGCCGCGCGGTCGGCGACGCCCTGCTCGACGACCTCCTTCAACCAGTCGACGGGCCGGTCCACGGCGGTGAGCAGCACCCACACGCGACCCTGGCGGCTGAACACGCGCGCCTCGGCGGCCGTGAACCACGCCGACGGCGGGGGCTCGTCGAGCAGCACCACGTCGAACTCGTCGCCTTCGCCGGACTGCGGGTGCATCTCGTAGGACATGAACTCGCAGGACGAGCCGTTCACGAGCACCGCGATCCCGTTGCCGTTGAACCCGCGGCCGTCCTGCCACAGACAGCCCGCCGTCAGCAGGTCCCGCGCGAAGTGCGCGAAGTAGCCCGAGTGCACGCGGTTCACGCGCTTCGTGGTCGGCCCGACGACGCGTGCCCGGGTGCCCGGGTGGTCGGCGAGGAACTGCACGAGCTTGTAGATCCCCTGCCACGTCTTCCCGGTGCGGTTCGCCGCCAGCACGCAGATCCGCGTGTGGTCGTCGTCGACGAAGGCCGAGAGCGCCGGGCTCGGCTCGAAGAACAGCCGAGGCCGCTCCCGCCGCGCGCGGTCCAGCCGTCGCAGCGCGCGCCGGGTCCCGGCGGACAGCTTCACTCGGCCGCCGGCTCGCCCCCGCTGCCCGGGCCGTCGGCGGCCCCGACCGCCGTGCTGCCCTCGGTGGGCTTGGGGGCGCCGTCGGTGGGCGGGGTGGTACCGGGCGGGGGCAGCCCGAGCGCCGCGTTGCGGGCGGCCTGCGCGTCCTCCTCGGCCTGTCGCCGCTCGTCCTGCACCGCGAGGTCGGCCTCCGCGTCCTCGAGCGACGTACCGGGGTGGAGCTCCTGGTAGGCGACGACGCGATCCAGCAGCTTCGCCTCCATCTCGAGGAACAGCGTGGGAACGAGCTTCTGGCGCTCGTCGATCGTGAGCGCCACGCCGTGGTAGCGGGTGCGCGCGTTCTTCGCGGAGACGTTCGAGACGCCCGCGCGCCCACGCAGCACCGCCGCCACGACCCGGTAGAGCTGGTCATCGCCGCGCCGGAAGTTGACCACGTCGCGCTTGGCGATCGCGCGCTTGCCCGCCTGCGACACGATGAGCGCCGCGCCGCTGGACGGGTTCAGCGACTCGACCACCACGTCGCTCTGCGGGATCCCGAAGTGGACGGCCAACTGGTTGCCGTACATCCGCACGAACCGCTCGGCCTTGTCCAGATCGATGCTCGCCGACCAGGTCCCGATCCCGACCTGCTCGCCGGTCACCTGCAGCACCGACGTCGGGTCGAGCGGGATCGTGCGTACGCCGTGGCCCATCAACGTCGCGTTCTGGGTGGCGGAGCCCTTGACCTGGCCGTTCATCAGTACGTGCTGGTCCCACGAAGCCCGCAGCGCACCGTGGACGGTCGCGGTCCACAGCAGGCCGACCTGCAAGGTGCCTGTGGTCATACCGGAGTCGCGCGACCAGGGCGACCACAGGCCGTTCGCGCCGCGGTCGTGGTACAGCGCGAAGGGCAGGATCGGCTTGCCGCCGTCGTCGAGGTAGGGGTAGGTCGATCCGGACCACAGCGCCGGATCGACGAACGCCGAGGTCATCTCGCGCGCGCGGTCGTTCGTCCAGATCCCGAACGTGCCGACCCCGTTCGCGATGCTCCACCGATCCCAGAACCACGCGCTCTCGTTGTCGCCGGGCAGCGTGCGACGACGCGCCCACCAGATCGTCTCGGGGCGCGACTCGTTCGTCGGCGCCGCCTCGATCCACATCTCGTCGGGCGTCACGAGCTTGAAGGTGCACACCTCGCCGGGCTCGTCGTAGCCGACGTAGACGGTCGACTCGTGCAGCCCGCGCACGTACTGCTGGTGCTGTCGCGCGAGCGTCCACCAACCGCCCTGTTCGAGCGCGTCGGCGATCGCCTGCGACGACGCCCCCTCGATCGTCGGCGGATCGTCGTACATCGCGCACGTCTGCTCGAGGACGTTCAAGAACAGGCAGGTCGACGTATCGACCGTGCCCATCATCCGCGCGCGCACGGGGCCGAGTTGCCGGATCGCATGGGCGAGCAGCAACGGCTCCCAGCACCCGTCCACGAACGAGCGGCGCTCCCAGGCCACGCGCACGCGCCGCTGCTCGTCGGGCGGGAACTGAGGCCCGCTGATCCGCTCGATCCCGGGCTCCTCCACGCGCGCCTCCGTGACTACAGAGTAGCACGCTCGGTTGATATCTCGACAACGCTCTGGTATGTGAACGGCACGACCGCCGTAGACCCGCCGCGTTGGGCGAAAAACACGAAGGTTCGAGGAGTCGTCGAGTGGCTGACCAGAGTTCGACCCCGGCCGCACCGCCTGCTGCACCGCCCCCGCCGAGCGTCTCGCCGACGCCGGAGCCCGGACCGGTGCCGTACCAGCGGTTCCATGAGGTCAACACCCGGGCTCAGGCGCTCGAAGCCGAGAAGGCACAGCTCCAGGCGCAGATCGAGGGACACAAGCAGTCCGTGGCGCAACACCTCGCGAACCAGGCCAGCAAGCTCAGCGCGGAGCGTCAGCTCCACGTCGCGCTCGCCCGCGCCGGGGTCGCCGAGGGCTACGCGGATCTGCTCGCCGAGCGCTACCAGACGCTCGGCAAGGACGCCCCTCCGGTCGGCGACTGGATCGCGAGTCAGAAGGCCGCGATCCCCGGCGTGTTCGCGCAGAACACGACCCCGCCGCCGGTCGCCCCTGCTCCTGTGCCGACCCCTCCCGCCGCACCGCCGCCTGCCCGGGGCAATCCCGACGCGGGCGCGAACGGAGCCGCGGCTCACCCCAACGCACAGGACCCGCCGCTCACGCAAGAGCTGATCGAGGCGATGGACGCCAAGACCTACGCCCGCCGCCGGACGGAGATCAAGGCGTTCCTCCTCGAGCAGCGCACTTCGCGGAGGTAGCGGGCCCGGGAGTTCTCCCGTGGCGAACGAAGTCTACGTCTCCGCCCAGGGCGACACGCTGCAGACCAACGTGCTGCGGCGTGAGCTCGAGGCGCTGCTGTTCCAGCGCCCCTTCATGCGGCGGCTGATCTCCTACCGTGGCTCGACGTTCCGCAGCGGCGCGGACACGATCAAGGTCGGGCAGGTCGACTACGACGACGTGGCCGCGTCCGTGTCGGAAGGCTCCGGCGTCAGCGGCAACACCGCGATCACCGACGGCAGCTACACGCTGACGCCGGGCCGCATCGCGATCAAGCGCGTGCTCTCCGACCTGCTCGCCGGGATCGATAGCACGGGCATGATGGCCGAGGAGGCCCTCGCCCAGTACAACGCGACGGCGATCAACAAGAAGATCGACGCCCTCGTTGGGACCGCGATGGCGAGCCTCACCGGGACCGCGGGCACGAGCGGCGCGGCGATGATCGTGTCCGACTACTACACCGCGTTGCAGACGCTCCGGACGCGCCGGGTGCGCGGGAAGAAGGCGCTGGTGCTGTACCCCGTGCAGTTCAACAACTTCCAGAGCGACATGCGCGGCGAGACGGGCCCGCTGATGTTCTGGCAGCCGGCCGTGGCCACCGCGACGACGACGCTGGGCGACGACTACCTCGGCACCCTGGGCGACATCCAGGTCTGGACGAGCGACGCGGTGCCGACGGCGAACACCGGCACCGACTCGGGCGGCGCGCTGATGCAGATCCCCGCCGACTCGCCGGACGGCGCGGCCCCGGGAGACGGCTTCTACCAGGGCGACGCGGCGATCGCGATCGCCACCGGATCGCCGGCCCCGGTCACGATGCTCGGCAACCGCATCCAGCAGGGCGGCCTCGTCTACACCGCGCTGTACGGGGATGTCGACAAGGCCGACACGCAGCTCGTGACCAACATGTTCGTGGCCGTGGGCGTGGCCCTCGCCGGTCGCGGGATCAAGGTCGTCACCCTGCGCTGAGGCGCAGCCGGAGTCCTCGTGTCGCAGTACGTCGCCGAGTCCAGCGGGAACCTCGCCCCCGACGCCGTGGAAGGCGGTCGGGTCAAGGAGTTCCCCTACGGCAACTTCATGCTGATGGTGCACCCGCTCGACTGGCAGATGCACGCGAGCGGCCAGCTTCGTCCGGTGATCGTGCAGATCGGCAAGGAGGTCGGCAACGGCGCCGTGTCGCGGCGGGGCAACGCGAACGCGCACCGGCTCGAGCACGAGCAGCGCGGCTACGTGATGATCCCGCACGACCTGCTCGGCGACGACTACGTGCAGGTCTACCGCAACGAGCACGGGAAGAAGGTGCACGTCACCGTGTTCCAGGTGCCGGTCCCGGGGTTGGACGGCACCACGTGGGAGTTCCGCGCGGAGGCGTACGAGAAGTTCCTCAAACTCCTCAAGCTCCGCGGGATCGTCAAGGCTCCCCAGCCCCAGGTCGTGCGGAAGCTCCTCAACGACCAGCGGCACCTCCAGAGCGAGGAGCTGAAGCGGGGCCCGCGCGCGCAGACGGCCGAGATGGTCGACAAGTACGAGCGGACGATGCGCAAGCTCACCGAGACGATCGCCTACCTGGAGGGCGAGCTCGCCGCGTCGATCCGGATCTACGGGGACACCCGCGGCGAGATCGACGACCGCCTCGACGCCCTGCTCGACGCCGAGGTGGAGACCGAGACCGAGGCGCAGGACGCGACCCGGGCCGTGCAGGCCGCAGTCGGACGCAAGCCTCGGAAGCCCCGGGCCCCGAAGGCCGAGCGGCCCCGCTCTCCCGTCGCCGAGCCCCCCGCGGGCGAGGACGGGGAGATCGACGGGGACCACGTCGACGAGGACGACGAATGACCGCCGATCCGATCGTCCCGGCCGCGCTCGTCGCGCTGACCCCCGTCGATTCCGTCGGCGACTACTTCGCCGCGCTGCGGGCCACGCGCTCGGGTGGCTACCGGTTCGAGCGGCTGCGCGCGGTCGAGGGTGCCGAGGCCCGCGCCGAGGTGATCGACTTCGCGGTCGAGGACCTGTACCAGCCGAACCTCACCGCCTGGGAGCGCGCGTGCGTCGAGGCCGCGCGCCTCGGCAAGCCCGCACCCCAGAAGCCCCGGCTCGCGTTCGACCTCGCCCTCTGCCGCGCCGAGTCGCGCCGGATCCGCGTGAAGCGCGAGCGCGACGCCACCTACTTCAACCAGCTCGTGAACCCGACCCCTCAGTACTGACCTCGCACCCGGGCCCTGACCCGGCAGGAGATCGACGATGAGCGCCAGTGGCCACGACGTGAGCACGGCGAACGTCACCCGGTTCGGCCGGAACGTGTACCTCAAGGAGGATCCGAACACCCGGATCGGTGGCGCGCTGATCGCCGACCGCGGTCTCGCGATGGACGAGAACTGCTCGATCTTCACGGACTTCCTGCAGAAGGCGGCGTCCACCGCGGTGCTGCCGTGGACCGTCACCAAGACCGGGACCGACGAGACGGCGGACTACGTCGCCAACGCGGTGGACGGGATCCTGCGGTTCACCTGCGGCGGCACGTCCGAGGCGCAGACGATGCGCGTCGACCACGGCGACCAGCTCATGATCAACGTGAGCAAGCAGCCGCGGTTCGAGTGCAAGATCAAGCCCGCGCCCGCCGGGGCGAACTACGGCACGACGACGCGGCTCGTGGTCGGGCTCGCGAGCGCCTACAACGCCACGCTCGACAACGTGGTCACCAACGCATGGTTCCGGTTGGGCGACCACGCCGACCTGAACATCTACTGCGAGGCCGACGACGGCACGACCGACACCGACGACTCGGACACGGGCGCCGACTGGGTTGCGGCCACCGATCTGGCCCTGATGGTCGCGATCGACTCGGCGCTGGTCGCTCACTTCTACGTGAACGGCACCGAGGTCAAGACGGCCTCGCTGGCCGCCCTCGCCGCGAACACCGCCGTGCAGCCGATCATCGCCTTCCAGCGCGCCAGCGGCACCGTGCTCGACGTCGTCAACATCGACTGGATCAAGGTCACCTGGAAGCGGAGCTGATCATGCAGAACCCCATCGCCATGCCGCCCGCCCGGGCCCGCACGTCCGCCGAGATCGCGGGCTTCCACGAGACCCGCGACGCCGCGCTCGAGGCCGCGCGCGCCAAGGTCGCCAAGGCGGTCGGCACGCTGGGCCTGTCCGCGCTGGTGGTCGAGGTGCTCCAGGTCGGCGTGCCCGTGCTCGTCGACACCGCGTCGGTCCTCGACCGCGCGCTGCACGTCGAGGCGCCGGGCGGTCCCGGACTGACGCGGGGCGAGCTCTCGCAGCTCGCGCGAGGCGCGGGGCACGAGTTGGAGCGGCGCATCAACGAAGGGCTCGCCCACCTCGTCACCGCGGACCCGATCCCCTCGGTCGGCCCCGACGAGACGCCGACCGCGCCCGCCCCGGTCACGCCGCCCGCGGCCCCGACCACGCCGGCCGCCTGACCGGTGCCCACCGCCTCCCCGTCGCCGCGCTGGCCGCTGCCTCGGTTCGTCCAGAAGGGACGCGCCGAGACGGTGGACTGTCCGCTGTACGACGGGCGGGGACAGCCGGTGGCCGTGACGGCGGGTACCTACTCGCTGCTGGATCCGAACGGCGCCGCAGTGATCGACGCGGCGACGGCGACGATCACCGCGGGCGTCGCCTCGTACGCGCTCGGCTCGACCTTCGCCGACGCCTACACGCTGCCTCAGACGCCCTGGCGAGAGCGGTGGGTCCTCGACGGCGCGACGTTCGAGAACGAGGTTCACGTCTGCCGGGTGGCGCCCGTGCAGCACGTGACCGCCGAGGACCTGTTCCGGCTGCACCCGCAATGGCGGATGCAACTCCCGCGGTCGCGCACGTCCTCCACCTACGACGAGCCGATCGCGGTCGCGTGGGAGGAGACGATCCAGCGGCTGATCGCCGACGGTCACCTCCCGCAGCGGGTGCTCAACTGGTGGGCCGTCGCGGTGATCCACAAGTACCGCGCCGCCGCGCTCGTCTGCCGCGACTTCACCGCCGACAACCCCAACGACAACCGCTGGCAGGCGTTGGGCCTCCAGTACGACGCGCGGGCCGAAGCAGAGTACACGGAGCGTCTCGCGTTCCAGGCCGACGCCGACGAGGACGGGATCGCCGAGACGCCCGGTCTGACCGAGGCCGCGGAGCCCCCGCTCTACCTGACCGACCTGCCGGTGCCCGACTGGCACTGGCCCGGCTACACGCGGCGGTCCTGGTGAGCACCCCCCGCACCCAGCACGACCAGTTGCAGCGGATCCGCCAGCAGATCGAGACGGACACCGAGCTGCGCGCGATGGAGACGCTGTTCAGCCTCGGCCAGCCGGGGAGCCTCCAGCACCGGCGGTTCCGCTTCGAGCTGCCGAGCAGCAACTACGGCGCCCCGGGCCAGTCGCCCAATGCGGATCTGCAGCTCGACGTGATCGACGACCTCGTGATCGTGGTGGCCCACGACGTGGACCCGCACCAGGAGGACGCCTCGTGGCGCCTCGCCTCTGACGACGTCGCCAAGCTGCTGATCGGCCTGATGGCGTCAGACGTGGGCCAGGAGATCCGCATCCCCGGCGGCGGGTCGACGCCGTCGCTCCGCGGCCAGACGATCGAGCAGCGGATCCGGCTGCAGTACCGGTACTACCTCACGCTCCCGGAGCCGACATGACCGCTGAATCCTGGGCGTTGTTCGAGAACAACGGTTATCTCAACGCCTACGACGGTAGCGGCGCGAGCTTGCTGCGCCTGAAGTACGTCGTCGGCGACGTCAAGATCAGCGGCCTGATGCGGATCTGCAACACGCCCGTGGACGCGATGATCCGCGGCGGGTTCTTCGGGACGGGCTACGGTGAGGCGACGATCCCGACGGTCACGCTGTCCGAGCGGCTGATGCAGCTCGCCGCGGCTGCGGCCCCCGGCACGGTGGGAGAGTTCCTCGGCGGCACGGGCGCGTACAGCGGGAACTACTCGACGTTCGGCAACGGCTTCCCGTACGCCGTCCACCTGGAATTCATCGCGAAGGGCTCGGCGCTCGGCAAGCCCGACAACACGCTGAAGCTCTGGCACGTCCAGTTCCCGAGCTTCGAGCTCGCGCAGGGTAGTCCGTGGACGCGATCGTGGACGGGCCGGGTGCTCGGCGTGCCCGGGTTCTGGGCCAGCAGCGTCGGCGGCGCGGGCACGGTCGCGAGCCTCGACGGCGCGATCTACAGCCGGAGGATCGACCAGGATGGGAACTGACCCGAAGCCCGTGCAGACGGCCTGGCCGATCGGTGGTGGGTACACCACGAAGCTGGCGGCGCCGAAGAAGTTCTCCGACCGGTGGGCGGTGCAGCTCGCGCTGCAGGACACCGCCAACCGGACCGATCTGTACGTGTTCGTCTGCGCCGCCGCGATCGCCGTCTGCGATCCGGAGGTCGCAGGCTTCGTCGACGAGGCGGCCCGCTTCGCGCGTCGGGAAGGACTCGCCGCGTACGGGGCGGTCGTGATCGACTACCTGACCTCCCTCGACCCGCCCGCGACGCCTCAGCAGATCGTCGACGCCGGGCAGGCGGCCGTCGCGCTGTGCCGGGAGAAGGCCGTCACCCAGGCCGCGATCCAGGAGGCGGCGGATTTTTCGAGTCCCCAGCCGGCCGCTTCGACCTCGAACAACTCGACGTCGAGCGCGACTGGGGACAGCAGCCTGGTTGGCTGGGTACCCTCGACCCCGCCGACGCCGCCCCGCTGATCGCGCGGCACCGCAGGAGGCAGCGTGAGCAGCACGATCGCCACCGTAAGTCTTGACCTGCGCCCGCTCGTGGCCCGCTGGGGCGAGGCCGCACGACAGGCGGCGATCGACCAGCTCCAGTTCGACGCCCTGAAGATCGTCGCCGACGCCAAGCGCCCGGGGCAGTGGCCGGTGGACACGGGACGGAGTCGCGGCCTGCTGTTCGCGACGGAGCCGTTCGTCAACGGGGACCGCGTCACGATCAAGATCCTGGACGCCGCGCCGTACGCCTCGTACATCCACCAGCGCGGCTCGGCGACGCTCGTCTGGGACGCCCTGATCTTGCAACCGCTCCAGGCGCTCTCGGGCCGGCGGTTCGTCCAAGCGATCGCCGCGCGGATCCGGTCGCTGCAGCGTGCCGCGTGAGCGGCGAGGACGCGACCGCAACCGTCGGCGTCAACGTCCAGCCGTTCGTCACCGGGATCCAGCAACTCGTCCCGGCCGGACAGGACGCCGCGAACAAGTCCGCCAAGGTGATGTCGGACACGTACTCGGCGGAGTTCGGCAAGATCGTGCAGGTGGGCGCCGCCGCCGCGCGCCGGGTGGGCGGTGAGTTCGGCAGCCTCGGCACCGACATCAGTCGGGTGATCCGCCCGCTGGCCTCGATCTCCCCCGAACTCGCGGCGATCGGGGCCTCGGCCGTCGCGGTCGGCGCGGTGGGGATCGCGATCGACAGCATGGCGACCGCGGCGCAGTCGGCCGCGCAGCAACTCGACAAGCTCGGAGTCGTGTTCGATCCGACGGCCCGAGCCGACATCGATGCGTACACCAAGGCGCAGCAGGATCTGTCGATCGCTCTCGACAACACGAAGATCACGATGGGATCAGGCTTCGCCGAAGCCCTCGGGATCGTCGACTCCGCGTTCGCGCAGGATCTCAACTACCTGACACGGTTCGTGGACAAGATCGGCACCGCCACGCTCGACGTAACGGGGCTCCGCGGCGAGCTCGACAAGCTCGCGAAGGCGGTGGGCGCCGATCCGACCGCCGCGTCGAACCAGAACGCGTTCACGGCCATGCTCCAGGACCAGATCAAGGCGCAGCCCGCGGTCGACGCGGCGTTCACAGCGCAGATCAACGGCCAGAAGCGGCTGAACGACACCGTTCGCGAGGGGGTCCTCGCCCGCGATCGGCTGGCGCAGGCCGACAACGCCTGGGCGTTGAAGGACATGCTCCAGACCGCCGATGCGGTGGTCGCGCAGGACAAGTACGTCCAGGCGGCCAAGGACGCCGCTCTCGCGCAGCAGAAGTCCCTGTCGGACGCCGGCCGGTATTGGGACGACTTCACCGCACAGGTCGATTCGGACCTTGGCGACCTCAAGACGGCGATCACCGACGTCGACCGCCAGATCGGCCAGTCCCTCGACGAGTGGGAGCGGCAGCGCGCGCAAGCCTTCCTCGACGTCGCCAACCAGAACGTCAACTCCATCACCTCTGTGACGCAGCTCGAGATCGACTCGATCCAGCAGCGGGTCGACGCCGGGCAGAAGCTGACCGTGGCACAGGCGGCGCAGGGGAACGCGGCGCTCGATCTGCAAGAGGGCCTCGCGATCGCGCAGGCGGGGATCCAGGCCACGATGGCGGGCCTCGGCACGTACGCCGAACTCGCGCCGTTCCTGACGCCGCTCGGGGCCGCGGCAGTCGCGACCGCCACGTCCGCCGCAGCCTACGCCGCTGCGGTGGCGGGGATCGTGGCGCACGAGCCCGCGCAGTTCCACGCCGGCTCGTCCCCCTACGCCGTCGACCCGCAGGGTGCGGCGGACTCCGCGATCGCAGCGAAGGGCGGATCCGTCGACACGAGCCACGGCTCGGACTCGGGCGTCGGCCGCGCGGGCCAGGGACCCCAAGCGCCGGGCGGCAAGGGCAACGTGGACCGCACCCGGGGCGGCGGTCAGATCGACTTCAGCCCGGAAGCCAGCCGCCTCCTCCGCTGGAAGCACCGCGCGGGCAAGCGCGATCCGAGGGGGCGCCGGTGAGCGCGCTCTCGCCCCGCTTCACGCTCGCCCTGCTGTCGCGGGACCTGAGCTCCACCACGCTCGCCGCGGTGGGCGCGGGCACGTTCGACTCCTCCTACACCGAGGACGGCGCCGGGCCCGGGACGCCCGAGCCACAGGAGGACGGCTCGACGTGGCGGGTCCAGATCGGGCAGGCGCAGTCGGTGGGCCTGACGGTGGGCACGGCGCGCGGCGGCTACCCCGGCCTCGACGGCGCGCAGGTGGTGTACCGCCTCGCCTCCGACAGCGCGTCCACCGACTACCGGAGCTGGCAGGACCCGGTCCTGATCACGGGCTGGTCGGCCCCGACCGGCGGGTGGGCAAGTAACGCCGACTGGGACCAGATCGCCGTCACCGTGATCGCCGAGACCGGGGTCATCGTGATCGTGGCGGTCGACCAGGACGAGAACGACGCGCAGACGTTCTCGTGGGACCCGCGCACCGACACCTGGACGTCGCTGTACGACTGGGACGCGGGCGCGGCAGACGGGCTCGTGCTTCCCGTGGGCCTCGCCTACGACGCCGCCCGGGCCCGGCTCCTGCTCTGGTCCGGCTACAACGCCGCGGGGGTGCGCCAGCAGACCGCCTACGAGTCGACCGACGGTGGCACGACGTGGACGATCTACAGCCGGGGCTTCGCCGAGGGCTTCACCGACGACAGCGGCACGGGCGTCGGCACCTACAGCACGACGGGCAGCTTCTACCCGGTGATCGGCGATGACCTCGACTGGCTCATGATCGCCAACGAGGACCTCTCCGACCTCACCCTCACGATGACGACGCCGGACGCTGCGAACGGCGTCCACCTCGCGAGCAGCGACGCGGGCGTCACCTGGGACCTGATCACGGACCTGTCGGCGGTGGGCCCCGGGCAGCCGCTCAAGAGCCCGGCCGGGTTCGTGTACTGCAAGGTCGATCTCGCCGACTCGAACCACCTCAAGGCCGTGATCACCGCGAGCGCGCGGGCCCGGTTCAGCACCTCGGTCACGATCAGCAGCGCGCGCAGCTACTCGGGCTGTTGGGCCTGCGCGGACGCCGACGGGACGCTGTACGTCGTGGGTCGAGGGGCCAGCGGCGCGGCGACGATCGGCAAGCTCCACCTCTTCCGCAGCCTCGACGGCGGGCTCACCTGGGACGACTACGGCTGGCTGCTCTGGGACTCGGGTAGCTCGAGCCACTACCTCGACCCGCGCGCGCTCGTCGCAGCTCAGGGGAAGCTGCACCTCGTCTGCACGTCGCAGGGCACCGGGACCCCGAACAGCATCCAGGTGGTGTCGCTCGGCGGGTGGTCGCAGGTTGCGCACGGGTCGGGCGCCACGAACTACGTGCGCAACCCGACGCACCGCTTCGGCTGGGGCGGCACGGACAGCACCGCCACGAACGGCTACGCGCTCGGGTACCTCCCGTTCGCGCTGCCGGCCAACGTGGGCTGGACCGGGGTCACGACCACCGGGACCACGTCGCTCGCCGCAGCGACCCCAGCGCTGCTGCTGACGACAACCGCGGGGCAGGGGGAGCGGTTCTCGGCGCAGTCGAGCAACAACGCGACCTATGCCGCGTGCGACATCGACGTCAAGCTGGACGCGAGCGGCAACGTCACGCTCGCGACCCTCGGCACCGCAGGGGGCGGCGTCGGGATCCTGATGTCGATGTCCAAGGCCGGCGGCGCGGGCTGGTTCTACGAGCTCGGGATCGACATCGGCACCGACGGGATCCAGGTCCGGGACGCGATCACGAGCGGCACGCCGACGATCCGGTCGACCGTCGCGCTCGACATGACCTCGCAGTTCACCCGGATCCGCGCCCACTTGACGAAGGGCACGGCCACCGTCTGGTACAGTCGCGACTACGGCGTCACCTGGACCCGGCTCTCGAACGGCGTCACGATCACCGACAACGGGACCGGCGTGGCGTCGGGCGGGGACATCCTGCTCTGGGGCAACGGGACCACCCAGGTGGGGAAATCGTACTGGCGGCTCGTGGGCTTCGCCGCGGCGGCGGACTGGCAGTACGGCGTCGACGGGATCAACGCGGTGGGGGACAGCCCGGCCAGCGGTCCCCTCGGCCACGCGTTCGGCAAAGCGGTCGCCCCACCCAGCAGCGGCGGCTACCCGATCCCCGAGGGCACGGCGTCCGGTGCCGATCTGGCGCTGCTGTCGGCGACGGGCGGGCCGACGCACACGGGCGAGATCGTCTCGCTCCCGGTGGCGCACCAGTACGGGGCCGAGAACATCGACCCGATCGTGAGCCCGAGCCCGCGTCGGACGTGGCGGTCGTTGGCCAACACCGCGGCGGCGTTCGTCTGGGACCAGGGCGCCAACGAGGAGAAGTCGTTCGGCGGGGCGCTGGCGCTCGTCGTCTCGTCGACCGTCCGGCAGTGGGTGCTCCAGATCGACGACGGCGCCTCGCCCCCCGTCGGCTGGACGACGCTGGGTACCCTCGACCTCGCGGCGGGCACCGGGCTCACCTTCACCCGCACGGGCCGCACGATCGCACCGGACACCGGCACCGCCACCCTCTCGCGCCGGTTCGCCGAGAACGAGTTCGCGGGCGGGACGTGGACCTTCGACGACGGGACCTGTTGCAAGATCGCGTCGTCGACCGGCGGCTTCTGGACGGACTCCACCAGCGTCAAGCAGATGACGATCACGCTGGAAGCCGTGGCGGGCACCGAGCCCTCGTCGGGCAGCGCCGGTATCCTGTGCGCGCCCGCCGGTGTGCTGGTCGTCTACCCGTCGAGCCAGCTCCGGCGCCGGTACGTCCGGGCCCGCGCCGCGGCGTCGCAGCCCTGCGTCGGAGGCCAGTACGAGGCCGGGTGCGTCGCGGTGGGGCGGCTCGTGGCGCTGTCCGACCCCGAGTGGACGTGGTCGGCGACGACCGGGCTCGTGCGCCAGTTCGCCACCTCCAGCGATGGCGTCACGACCGCCACCGAGCTCGGCCCGGCGGTACGGACGCTGACCTACACCTGGGGCACGGCCCCGCTCGCGTACGCCCAGACGCTCGCGACGGCGCCCGACATGTTCAAGGGCACCGGCGGCGTCGGGATCGGCTCGGCACTCAATGCGCCTGTCGACCTCCCCGGGCTCGTGGCGCAGCTCGAGTCGGGCGCGATCCCGTGCGTCGTGATCCCGCGCGCCCCGGCGGCAGCGGCGAGCACGACCGACCCGCGGCGGTTCCTCCTCGGGCGCGTCTCCTCCGGGAGCCTGTCCGTGGGCGCGTCGAGCGGCACGGAGGGCACCAACGAGTTCGCGACAGGGCCGAGCCTGTCTGTGGTCGAGCTCAAGTGACCCCGGCCTACTGGCTGCTCGAGGTCACGATCGACGGACGGGTGTTCCGCTGGTCGACGACCCGGGTCGTGGTTGAGGGGACGACCTACTTCGCCGGGCTCCAGGATCTCACCACCGAGGCGGGCGCCGATCAGGTGTCGTTCTCGATCGTCGATCCGTCCGTCGACTGGCCCGCCCTCGCGCCTCAGGCCGACGGTGGATCGGCGGTCCTCCGGCGCTGGCGGACCGACCAGGCGCTCGACCAGGCGCTCGCGGTGACGTCGGGCGAGCTGCGCGTGGGCTCGTGGGGCGCCCGTGACGACCCCTTCGCCGCTACGATCTGGCGGACCGTCGGCACCTCGCTCGGGACCGCGGTGCCCGACACGACCGCCCGGATCGCCGACGACACCTGGCCCGACACCGATCCGGACTCCGTGATCGGCGACGAAGGGCGCAGCTACCCGGTGATCCTCGGCTACCCGGGCCGGATCGACGAGTCGACGCTGGTGCCCGTAGTGCCGCTGCCGTTGGCGCAGTGGAACACGAGTGCCACGCTCACGATCGCGATCGTCGCCGAGGACGGGGCGCAGGCGATCACCTCGATCGCCGTCTACAACGCTGCGACGCTCGCGACGACCAACGAGACCGCGTCGGCGGGCACCGACCAACTCGGCCACGACCTGCGGTACTGCGGGTTCCAGGCCGACAGCGCCGCATGGCCGCTCACCGCCGACCAGCCGCGCGAGCTGTACGCGGCGTACTCGGTCGCCGGTGGCGGGGGGCCGCGGACCGCCTACGACGTGCTCGTGTACGGGCTGCGTCGGTGGGCCCGCGACTCGGCGGACTGGGCGCGGCTGCCCGAGTCGAAGGCCGGGCTCGAGCGGTTCCTCGTCGACACCTGGATCGACGACCCGCAGTCGGACTGGTGGGCCTGGTACGAGTCCGCGCTGCTGCCGTTCGTGCCCTTCCAGATCCGCACCTCGGACCGGGGCCGGTACCTCGTCGAGCAGCGCTACGCGAGCGACCCGCGCCGTCGGGTGCGGTCGATCGACGCCGACCGGGGCGAGGCGGCGATCACGAGTGCTATCCAGCTCTCGGACACCGGCCCGTACAACGAGTTCACGGCGAACTACCGCCCCGATCGCGAGGGAGACTGGCTCGGGCGGATCCTGCTCACCGGGCGCTCGGGGGTGGTCTCGGCGCGCGCGCTGGGCGCGGACGTGACGGCGCTCGTCACCACCGCCGACCGCTCGGCGCTCTGCTCGCGGTCCGAGGCGCGGTACGGCGCGCGCCCAGCCCCGTCCGTCGACCTCGACTGGTGCTGGGACGAGGGGACGGCCCGCGCGGTGCTGGCGTGGCAGGCCGAGCGGGACGCGCTGCCTGCCCGGATCGCCACCTACCTCGTCCGCGACGGCGACACGCTGCGCGAGGGGGACGAGGTGCTCCTGACGGACACCGCGCGGGGGCTGGACGAGGCGGCGGCGATCGTCACCACCCCGCCGACGCTGACGGCGACGGGCACAGCGATCGACTTCCGGATCCCGGCATGACGTCACGCAGCCCCGGGACACGTCTCCTTGACGACCTCCTGCTCCTTCTCGGCGCAGGCCGTGGGACTGCTGCACGGCCCCGAGCGGATGTCGAACTCCTTCCCGTTCCAGCCCGCTGCGAAGGTGTACTGCACGAGCCCGTTTGGGATCGTCTCCCAGCACTCCCAGATCGAGCACCCATTACCGACCTCGACGGGGATGCAGCCCGAGTCGGCTGGGACGCCTTGTTCTGGCTTGCACGCGACCAGCACCAACACCAGCATGCGACCTCCGTCGAGAGGTTCGCTCAGACCGCCCTTTCTATTCCAGAGGTGACCCATGGCGCGTGAGGCGAGCGGAACGCTCAAGATCGAGGCGCTGTTCGAGGAGCGCCTCACGGGGCGCGGGGTGGGCAACGACACCGCCCGGATGCCCCACAACCTGACGATCGTCGATGCCTTGACCACCACCGGGACCGCATCGGGGCAGATCGACCGCGTCTACTCCGTCAAGGACGGCTCGGTCGACGGCACCGGCACCACGATCGATCTGGTCGGCACCTCGATCACCGACGCGCTCGACACCGGGCTGACGTGCAACTTCACCAAGATCAAGGTCTTGGTGATCACGAACACCCACGCCACGAACAACCTCCTCATCGGCGGTTCGACGCACGTGCTGCCGATCCTGTCGGGTGGCACCGACCACCTGGTGCTGGCGCCCGGTGAAACGTTCGCGTGGGACTTCGGGGCGGGCGGGCGCACGCTGACGAACTCGAGCACCGACGAGCTCAAGCTGGCGAGCAGCGGCAGCGCCACCACCTACTCCGTCGTGATCGCCGGCACGAGCGCCTGACGTGCCCAACCGTGCCGCCGCGTCCGGGCCCTGGCTCACCGACGTCGACCCGACGTCGGGCGAGGACCGGACCGCGGGCTACACGACGGGCGACACGTGGGTCAACACCGCCACGCCCTCGATCTGGGAGCTGGTCGACCACACGACGGGCGACTGGCGGCAGGTGTACCCGGGCGGCGGCGGCTCCGGCACCCCGGCCAGCACCGTCGTCGACGAGCGGACGCTCAACCACGCCGCGTCCGCCGTCGGCGTGTCGACGGACTATGCGCGGGCCGACCACACCCACGGGGCGCCCGCGATGCCGTCGGCCTCCGACGTGGGCGCGGTCCCCACGACCCGCACGCTGACAGGCACCGCGCCGATCACGATCGCCGGCGACAACGCCGCGCACGATCTGAGCGCCGACCGGACGATCGCGGTCGCGACGGCGACGACGGGAGCGCTCGGCGTCGTGATCCTCGCGACGCCGAGCGCAGACACCACGGCCGGCCACGTGGTGCAGGCCAGCGACGCGCGGCTGTCCGACTCCCGGGCTCCGAGCGGCTCGGCGGGCGGCGACCTCACCGGCACCTACCCGAACCCGACGATCGCGTCGCATGCCGTCACCGACGCGAAGTTCCGCCAGAGCGCCGGCTACTCGCTGGTCGGCGTCACGGGCAGCTCGACGGCGGACGTCGCCGACATCACGGCCGCGGCCGACAACACGATCGCCGGACGCAAGGGCACGGTCGGGTTCTACACCATGGCCGCCTGGCTCGCTGTTCTGCTGACCGTCGCCGGCGACATGCTGACGTACGACGGGACGAACGTGATCCAGAGCGCGTTCATCAACCCGGGCTTCGGGAACGCATCCGACGGGAACGTGACGTACTCGGCGAACACGACGCTGGCCGCCAATGTCAACGCCGGAAACATCACGGTCAACTCGGCCGTCCGCGTCACGGCCGCGGGGTTCCTGATCCGGGCGACGGGTACGTTGACGCTCACGGATAATACGAGCTTCATCTCGAACAACGGCGGCGCGGCTTCGGGCGCCACCGGTGGGACGCAGGGCGCGACCGCCACCCTCGGAGGCGGATCGGTCGGCGGGAACGGCAAGTCGATCGCCGCCGCTGGCGACGCGTCGGGGAGCCGGACCAACTCGTGGCCGTTTTCGACCTCGGCCACGAACACCGGCAAGGGGGGCGACGGGGGCAGCGACGGCGCGGGCCACGCGGGGGGTGCGGGGACGACCCCGGGCGCGGTCTCCGCGAACTCCAAGAGCTTCGGGTTCGCCTCCTACGACTTCGGGAGTACGGGCGGCGCGGGCGCGCTCACGAACCTCACCGGCGGCTCGGGCGGCGGCGGCGGGGGCAGTCCCGGCTCCGGCTCGACGTCGGGCGGCGGCGGTGGAGGCGGCGGGGTGCTGATCGTGTGGGCGTATATCGTGACCGGCGCAGGCCTCATCGAGGCGAACGGTGGCACGGGCGCCGACGCGACGGGGACCAACGCGGGCGGTGGTGGTGGTGGGGGTGGAGGCGCCGCGATCCTGGTGACGCACCTGATCCAGGGGTCTGCGCCCACCGTGAGGGCGTCGGGCGGCACCCACGGCGGCAAGGTCGGAACCGGTAGTGTCGGCAGCGACGGCGCAGCCGGCTACGCTGAAACCCGGTTGATCGCATGAGCGAGAGGCAGGCCAAGGCCGAGATCCGGACGCTGCGGGAGCAGGTGCGGGCGCTGTCCCCCGTCGAGCCCGCGGGAGAGGGGGAGATCGTCTACCTGCTGATCCCGCATCCGGCGCCCCACGACGACGCCGAGATCTGCAGGCTCTCGGTGGCACTGGGCTGCAACGCGGTGATCAGCGGGACCGCGGCGCACACCTACCACGCGCAGGCGCTCGTCGCGGGGCTGGACCTCAGCCGGCCCGTGATCTGGCGTCACCGGCGAGCGCCCGAGTCGCCGCGGGCGCTCGACCCCGCCGAACTGCTCGCCCGGATCGAGGAGCTCGAGCGGCAGATCCGCTCCTACCCCAAGCTCTGACCCAGGAGATCCCGTGCCCAGTCGTCCCGTGTCCTACGACTACAGCGAGGCCACCGACTACAGCGCCAAGTCGACACTGACCTTCGTATACGGCACCACGCCGACCTACCAGATCGACGGACAGGCCGTCACCGTCGTGACCGACCTCGGTGGCGCCGGTGGGCTCCGCGCGACGTTGCAGGAGTTCATCGCCGACGACGCGGATGGCCAGACCGACGTCACGGACCTGCAGAAGCGCACCCAGGGCGGGATCGTCGTGACTCGGTCCTCCGACCTCTCGACGGTCGTGATCGGCCCTCGACCCGGCGTCCCGTGGGTGCGCGCCGTCGCGCTGCACGACCTGCTCGTAGCCCTCGGCTACTGACGCGCCGTCACGGGGTGAGGCCGAGCGACACGTACGTGTACAGCGCGGCCACGATCACGAGCCACCCGACGACCACGACGGTCAGGTGTTCGGCCTTCTCGTCGCTCACGGACGCTCCGGACCGTACGTCCCCACGACGTACCCGTCGAGGCGGTCGAACAGCGGCGCCTCGGTGGGCTCCCCGAGGGCGCAGGCGCAGGTGCCCTGCTCGACGTCGACGACCCCGCGGCCTCCCTGGCCCGGGTGCTCGACCTCGACTGAGGCGCAGTGGTCTGCACAGGCCAACTGCACCGCCGCGCCGTACCCGGTGGCCTGTCGCCAGAGCCAGTAGGGCACCGTCGAAGCAACCGTTAGAATCAGGAAGATCCGGACCACAGGCATCGGGTGTCGATCCATCGACCAATCTGCTAACCGATCGACTGCCGGATCCGCACTAACGATATATCGACAGTTCGGCTATTATATCGACCAGCGGAGGTCAGCGTGGAATCTGCGATCCTGTCCGTGATCCCGGTCGAGTTCCTCCAGGAGTTGGCCGCACACGCGCTCCAGGACCCGAAGCTCACGGTCGAGGGGGTCGTTGACGAGCTTGTGGCGGTCGTCCAGAAGCTCGGGGTTCTCAAGCGGATCAAGGAGCCCTGGCGCTCGATCGTTTCCAAGTGCGAAAAGCCGCTCCTGACCTTCCTGGTCACGGAGATCGTCAAGGTGGCCGAGGACAAGCTGATCGAGGCGGGCGTGCTCCCGGCCCCCGCGCTGGCGGCCTGACGTGGCGCTGGCCACCCTCCTCGGCTGGGGTGTTGTCGCGGGGGTCGTGGGCGCCTTCGCGGGGCTCGTCTACGCCCACCTGAGGGGGCTCTGATGGACAGCACGGCGCTGGAGCGCTGGGTCGCCTCGATCGTGGTCCTGTGCCTGGGCGTGGCGCTCGGCGTCGGCGTCACCTGCGGCATCGTGTGGCTGCTGACGTGAGGCGCTGGGTCGCCATCGTGGGGATCGTCGCGGGCATGCTCGCGCTGCTCGTCGCGATGTCGACGCTCGCGGCCCCGCCGGCTCCGGTGCCGTCGGTCGCGGCCCCACCGGCCCCGGTGCCGACGTGGCCTCCCGCGGAGGTCTCGGACCACGGTCCCCTGCCGGTGGACCCTTCTTCGCCTCCTCCGACGTCCGAGCCGCCTGCCCGTGCGACCAGCGACGCTCCGTCGGAGGGGGCGGACACCGTCGGGACCGACTTCCTCGCGTGGGTCTCGGCGCTGCTCAAGCTCGCGACCGCGTTCGGCCTCGGCGCCGGCGGGACGCACGCCTACCACCTCACCTGCCGACGGGACCAGCTCTCGCTCTCCCGGGGCCCGATGGATTTCGCGAACCTGCGGTCCGACCTCGACGAGACCCGGGCGTTGCTGCGTGAGGTCCAGCCTCTTCTGGAGGCGATACAACCCGCTCCTTCGATCCCACCAGGCCCTTCCGGATCGTCTCCGAGACCGCCGAAGCCGCCGGACACGCTCACGCCGCCCGACGTGGTCCCGCTGTGAGCCCGAGCCCGGACGTGCTGCAGCGACTCCGGGACCGTCTCAACGCCGGGCTCCTTCCGGCGGCCGGCGGCGCCTTGCACCGCGGGCCGATGATCGCCCCCGACGGCCGACAGGTCAGCGAGGCCGAGGCGCTGGTGCTGCGGGCCTACCGGCTCGACTGCGAGCTCGAGATCCTGATCGAGCTCGGCCGGGGGCCCGACAACGTGCTCGACCTGGACCGGCCGATCCCGCCCTGGGCGCCCGTCGTGGTGCTGTCGCTGGCCGTCGGGCTGCTGGTCGTCCACGTCGTCTCGCTGGCCTTCGAGTCGCTCTCGCTGCTGGTGGTCCTGGCGCTGATCTGGGCGAGGACCTGAGGGATGTGCATGTCTCGCTGGTGGCAACGCCATGTCGGAGCCGTCGATCCGCTGGTCGGGGCGCCCGTGCTCGTGTCGACGTCCGATCCGCATCCTGATGCGGTTGAGACGACCACCACGACCCCACCGGCTCCGACTCCCACACCCGCGCCGGTGCCGGTGATCCCACCCCCCGTGGCGCCGGCACCGGCGTTGGTCCCGACGCCGGCCGGGGTGTGGTGGTGCTCCCAGTTCCCGGGGAGCGACCGGATCGCGGCGCTCGCGAGCCCGTTCCGCGAGTGCGTCGACGCGTTTGTCAAGGACCTGCGGGGGCGCGGGTGCACGGTCGAGATCACCGCGACGCTGCGGCCTCCCGAGCGCGCCTGGCTGATGTACTGGGTCTGGATGATCGTCCGCGAGCGGTTCCGGCTCGACGACATCCCGGTCCACCCCGGCATCCCGATCGTCTGGACGCTGTCGGGGGCAATCGACATGTTCTTGTGCTACGGGCTCGTCCACAAGCCGGCGGAGCCCCCCGATCCGGAGAAGCCGGGCTCGGGCTCTCGGCACCTCTACGGGCTCGCGGTCGACATGCACGTCGGCAACTGGATGGTCGCTGACGAGGAGCTGGTGAAGCTCGGGGCGTCGTTCGGCGTCCACAAGCTCGCCGGGGACGCGGTGCACTGGAGCATCGATGGGCACTAGCACCGGCCCCGAGGGCACCGAGCCCGACCCGGGGCCCACCTACTCCTCGGAGGTGACGCTCTCGGACGAGGGGCCGGCCCCCGACGATGCGGCGGAGGGCGTACTGCTCCACCGCCGCGTCCCGAGCCGGGCCGGGCTGCCGCTGACCGAGGCGGTGGGTCGGCTCGTCGAGCGGCTGGGCAAGGCCGAGGTGAGGCTCCACCGGCTGGAGGTCGCCGGCGGGGTCGTGGCCGGCGTACTGCTCGGGGTCGTGGGGCTGGCGCTCGCGGAGGCGGTGCTGCTCGTCGTACTGTGGAGGGGGCTGTGACCAGCGGGACCGTCGCCTACCTGAAGAAGCACCTGGACCCGCGCCCACTGTCGATCACGGCCAACTCCGAGGCCGAGGGCGTCTTCGACCGAGACAGCGCGTACCGCGACCAGACCCAGAGGACCCGCAACGTCGTCCGCGGGATCCTCGAGGAGTTCGAGCGGCAGGCGGTCCCGGACGACACCCTCGTGCCTGCGCTGCCGACGCCCGAGGACCGGTGGGCGTGGCTGTCGAACGCGGTCAAGGGCGGGATCGTCGGCGCGGCGCTGGCGCTCCATCTCGTCGAGGTGACCGTGATCGCGTGGCTGGTCCTCGACGCGGCGCGGCGCTAGCCCCTCTCGGGGCGCTCGACCCTCAGGCAGTACGCACGATCCGATAGAAGTGGACCGCCGTGCGGCCCTCCTCCATCCACTCTCCGTTCCGGAGTCGGACGGCGCCGAGCTCGCGGAGCCTCGTGTGCGCTTCGCGCTTCGAGTCGACGACGATCTCCGACCGCCACTCGAACCCGCCCGCCCGCAACGTCTGCTTCTCGATCGTGTACACGACACCTCCTTAAATTGCCCCTCTCGGGGCGCTCGTCAGAACAGGACCACTCCGACCAGGTCCGAGGCGCCGACGACCCGCAGGTCGGTCCGCCACGCGCGGGGCAGCGTCGACAGGGTCTGGACCCGGGCCCAGATGTGCGCCTCGTGCTGGCGGCGGGCGAGGGTGGCGGCGTTCGCGAGGGTCACGAGGCGGGTGTAGGCGGCGCGGGTCACGGTCAGGGTGCGCATCTCGTCCTCCGATGCTTATACTCTATCAGAGTCTCTGTACTCTGCAAGAGTATTTGTAGAGGCGAAGATCGTGCCAACTACTCCGAGCCGCCGCGGGGTCCGGAGAACCGCTTGCGAGCCCGCTCCCGGGCGGCGTCGGTCGATCGGCCGTCCGGCTCGACCTCTCCCCCGAGCGCGGCGGTCCGGAGGTACTCGGACCGGGGCACCTCGCCGCGGCGCTCGTCGAGCAGCGCGGCTTCCGCCTCGGTCAGCCAGGTGGTGACGCAGACCGAGCGCCGCTGGCTCACCGGGGGCGTTCCGCGGCGTCGCGGGCCACCTGCATCTCCTCCCGGTCGATCGGCTGGCCATCGATCCGCTCGGCGCAGATCGCGACCCTGTTGCTCCCGGCCGGGATCTTCCGGCTCCGGCGCTGGGCCTCACGGACCGCGATCTCCAGCGTGGCGTGGGTGCTGAAGACCTGCACCCGCTCGCTCCCGTTGTACTGGGCCACCTGGAACACTGCTTCCGACGGGTTCATCTCGTCTCCCGGTGTCGGTCGGCGTCCATCGCCTCCCGACACCAATACTCTATCAGAGTCTCTGGACTCTGCAAGGGTATTTGTGGTTACGCGGGGCGTGTAACTGAGGCTGGGCCAGGCCTTGGGCCAGATGGGGGTGGCTGGGGGTGGAATGCCTGGCCCAGCCACCCCGGCGATCAGCCTACCGCCTGCCTTCTACGGGGCTCCGGCTCCCCTTGGGAGTACTCTCGACACAGCCCGGAGCGCGATCCTGTAGCGGTCTGGGCCAGAGGTTGGGCCAGGGTCACGAAGGCTGAGTCCAAGGGACGCCGATCGAGAACTGACCGAGAACTTCTTCCCCGGACCGGTCCCGGCTGTATTCGCCACCCCAGCGCGCAGCGCCACGGGTCGGATCGGCGAGGTGAACCATCCGCCAGGGGAGCTGAGTCCCGGCAGCCTTCGCAGCGGGGTCGTCGTCCGTCCGCTCGTAGCGGTCGACCTTCCCGTCGAGGTAGTCCCGCACGAACTCGGTGCGGGTGCAGACGATGAGTCCAGCCTTGTCGCAGTTCATCCGACCTCCTCCTTCGACCAGCTCGGTCCACTCGACGCGGTACGTCAGCGCTGCCTTCCTCTTCATCCGACCTCCTCGAGTTTCCGGGTCGACGGGAACGCGAGCACCACGCCCAGCGCCGACCCCTCGACCACCTCGCGCTTCCTGTCCTCCGACACCTGCCGGTAGTGCGTGATCGCGGTCTGCTCGGAGTGCCCGAGCTGGGCCCCGGCGGCCTTGGGGTCCGCGCCCGCCGACTCGTACAGCGCGTCGACGACGTGCCGGCGGAGGCTGTTCGGGCTGCACCGGCCGATCCCCAACTCCTCGCTCCTCCGGGCCAGCGCGAGCCGCACCCGGTTCTGCGAGACCCCGACCACGCGGCCCGTCCCGCGCTCCCACCGCCGGATCTCCGCGGCCACTGGTCCGGGCACGATCACCCGACGCGGCCCCGTCTTGCCGTCGACGTCGAGCGTGGCCCCGTCGAGGGCGACGCGGTCCCACGTCAGCGAGTCGATCTCCCCGATCCGGCAGCCCGTCGCGGCGAGCAGGATCAGCCCCCGGCGCACGGGCGGCGACACCCCGACCAGCAGTTGCGCCACCTCGCGGGCCGAGGGCGTGTAGCGGGTCGTGGTGGGCGTCACCTTCACGCGGAAGCTGGGGAGCCGGCGGAGCGGCACCTGCGGGGGGTCGAGCTCCTGCGCCCACCTCCACGCCTGCCTCAGATACTTCAGGTCCCGGGCGATCGTCCCGCTCGAGTAGCCGGCCGCCTCCGCCGCGAACGCGTACAGCGCGAGCCCCTCCCGGCCGAGCGAGCGCGCCGGGTGGTCGGCGGGTCCGTGCTCGACGAGCCGCTTCACCGCGCCCTCGATCGCGAGCCGGGTCCGCGTCCCCTCCCGGATCGTCGCCTGGACCGAGGCGAGCCAGCAGTCGAGCAGGTCCCCCACGCGATCGATCTCGGGGCCGGCGTCGGGCGCGGGGGCCTCGGAGAGTTTGGCGCGGACGGCGTCGGCGGCCTCCTCCTTGGTGCCCCACCCCAGCCAGACGTCGACGCGACCGCCTCGCCCGTCGGGACGATCCGCGCGCCAGTACCACCGCCCGTCCCGATCGGGACCCCTCCGAACCCGCACCCGTGCAGGGTGCACCTCGAACGCCGCAGGTCGCTTCGCCACGCTCACCTCCCCTTCGGCCGGTACACACCGGCGCGGGGCAGCGTACCGCCCTCGGGCTTCGGGGTCGGCTTGGGCTTGCGCGCCTCGCCAGCGAGCGCGGCGAGGACCTCGCCCCAGATCACGTACTTCCCGAGCTCGGGTCGCTCGCGCACGAGCCCGGAGGACCGGAGCCACGCGAGCGCGTCGTCGTCGCGGAACGGGAGCAGTTCGGCGGCGACGCCCTCCGAGAACACGGCGTCGGCACCCTGGGCGAGTCGGGCGGCCTGGCGTTCCTCGCGCGTCACGTCGTCCACCAGCCGACGAGTGCGATCCCGACCACGACGATCAGCACCGCGAGGCCGCACGCGGGGTCCTGGCGGATCACGCCCGCACCCGCGCCGGCACCGTCAGCCGCTCGAGGTCGCGCTCCGACGCGAGCCAGGTCCGCTGACTCTCGGCCCAGCGGACGAGGTAGCCGCCGAACGAGTAGCCGACGACCACGAGGATCCCGGTGAAGCGGCCCGCGGCGTCGACCGCGCGCAGGCGGGTGTTGAGCTCGGGAACGTTCATGGCGCCCTCCCGAGCCCGTCACGCAGGCGACCCCACCGGACCAGCTCCTCCTCCAGCACCAGCGCCGCGCGCTCGGCCTCCAGTACCGCTTCGGCGGCAGCGCGACGGGCGTGGTGCAGCTCGGCGGCAGCCTCCTCGACGCGCCACTGCGCCTCCTCGAGCATGTCGAGCGGAGTGAGGATCGGCAGGGCGCTCACGGCTGCACCCCCAGCTCGGCGCACAACTCCTCGACCAGCTCGCGCGCGAGCCGCATCCGCCGCGTGGCGGTGCAGACCTCGCCACGCTCGATGTGCTCCTGAGCGGCGTAGAGGTAGAGGTCGACCGCCTCCTGGAGTTGGTCGACGCGGGCATCGCGGCCGTTGTCGACCTCGAGCTCCGTCCCGTACCGCTCGCGCCCCTGCCCCCGGCGGACCCGGAGCAGCGAGGCGAGTCGACCGTCGCTCTCGCCCCAGTAGTCCAACGAGGTGAGGAGCCAGTCGGTGACCGACTCCTCGCCCGGGACCGGAGCGGGCTGGGGTGCCAGGGCCTCGGCCGGCGTCACGCCGCACCTCCCGCCGTCTGCTCGTCGCGCCCGGCCCACTCCAGGATCGCGACCCGCAGCGACGGATCGGCGAGGCGGCGGAGGAGTTCGGCCCGCTGCTCCGGCGACAGGTACGCCGGTGTGGTCTTGCCCTGCGCTTCGCGGTACGCCGAGAGCACCTCGAGCGGTACCGCGGGCTCCACGAGCTGCCCGAGCAGCCCCTCGAACCGCTCGCGCTCCACCGTCGTCCACCGCTGGCCTCCCCCGCTCGACCCCTCAGGGCCTGCACCACGAGCAGCCGAGGACGCGCCCGACACTCCGGACGCCGACGTCGAGGGGGGAGGCGAAGGGCGGCGCTGGTCGTGGTGCTGCTGCGCCGAGTCGGCGTCGTCATCTTCGGTCGCGGCGACCCCCACAAGGGCCTCCAGCGTGTAGCGCCGCCCGTACGTGATCTCCGAGCCGCGCTCCTGCGGCCCGCCCGTCCACGCGAGCGGCCAGACCGACTCGAGCACCTCGCCCGAGCCGTGGCGGAGCTGCGTCACGAGCACCGGGCCGCCGTCGACGAGCCGGATCGGCTGGGAGATCGCGATCCCGTGGCGCGCGAGCACCGGACGGATCGCCCGCAGCAGGTCGTCGAGACCGGCGTACCGGTAGTCGGCACGGCCTCGGACCTGCCCGCTCTTGTTGCGCTCCGGGTCGCGGAGCTCTACCTGCGCCGCGGCGAGTGCGGCGGACAGGGGACTCGTGGTCGTATCGTCAGCCACGTCGAACCTCCAGATTGAGCAGATCGCACCACTGCGACAGGGACCTGCGGCTCACGGCTGCACCTCCTGCCCGTCGAGCACCACGCGCCACCCAGCCTCGACCAGCGCGGCGGCGGCCCAGCACCGGTGGCAGCGCCCCTCGGCGGCAGCCGCCCGAGAGCAGGCGCAGACGAGCGTGTCTCCGTCGGTGACGAGGGCGGGCTGCAACGTGGCGTCGGCGGGCGCGAACCACAGTCGACCGGGCTGGATCGCGCGCCTGCTCAGCAGGAGGAGGTACTGGGACCGGTAGACCTCGACCAGCATGCGTCCGGCCTTTGCGTCCCGCACCCAGACGAGCGGCGGCACCAGCGGGTGCGCTGTGCCCTCTCCGGCCTCTCCGTACTGCGGGCGCGGCGCGGCCATGATCGTGAGGACCCGGCCGGGACCACGGAACGGCGCCGACCGGGACGCAGCGTTTGTCAGGTAGATCGTGGGGCTCACGGCGTCCTCCCCGGCGTCCAGTCCTCGAGCACGCGGCCGTCGGGGTCCAGCACCGCGAGCCGACACCGGGCGTCCCACTGGATCGCGCGGCGGGTCAGCGCGGCCGCCAGCACCTCCGCCGGCACCCACCGGAGCGCCGCGAGCGCGACCCTGCGCATCGTCTCCTCGTCGACGGGAGCCACGGGGCGGAGGGCCTCCAGCGTCTCGCGGAAGGGGAGCGTCACGGCCGCCCCCACCAGCACCCGCAGCGCGGGCACGGCTCGGAGCCGACGTGCAGCCCGCACCCGTCGCACCGGGGTGGGGCGAGGAAACCCGTGAGGGCCTTGTCGGGCGGACGGAGAGGGCCCACGACCCCGAGGCCCGTCAGCGCGACGACCGTGCCCACGCAGGTCAGCACCGCCCCGACCAGGGCGAGGCCGCAGGTCGACAGATCCGAGAGCAGGGCGATCACGGCGTGCCTCCGAGATGGGTGGCGACGAGCGCGAGGGCGAGGCGGTCGATCCAGCGCGCGCCGTCGGGGAGGAGGCGGGCGTCGGTGGGGTCGAGGTCGGCGAGGGCGGGGACGACGTTCTCCACAGCCCGGGAGTAGGCCCAGCCGGTGAGCGGAGGGTCGCGCCTCGGTTGGTTCGCGAAGACCCGGGCGTCGCCGGGCTCGCCAAGCAACCACGTCAACGTCACGGGGCACCTCCGGCCCACTGGGCTTGCACATTGCGCCAGTAGATCCACTGTCCATCGACCAGGAAGCCCCACGAGCGGCGGCGCGGGCCGGTCCACACCAGCGTCCAGACCGGACGGTCGAGGACGAGTCGGTGGAGGTCTTCGGCCCGTCGACGGACCAGCGAGCACCACGGCCACCGGCGTGTCCCGGTCGGCGTGATCTCGGTGTACCCGCCGGTCAACAGCAGCGACCAGAAGTCCCACGGGTGGTCGTGCAGCGCCCGCGCCTCATCGGATCGGAGGATGTGGTGCAAACGAACCGTGAACCACGGGGTCTGCAGGTACCAGCGGCTCATGTAGGAGCCGATGTGGTTTGGGCCGAGGAACCACCGACTCGTGGTGCGGGCCCACGGCAGTCGACTGCGATCGAACAGCTTCACGGCTCCTCCTCGGGCGCGTCGAGCACGACGACGCCCAGCAGACGGTGGGTGGGGTCGGACGCCCGGACCGCGTCCAGGCAGGGCAGGACGGGCACGCCCTGGCTCCGCAGGAGGTCGAGCTCGGTGCGGCCGATCCTCCTGCGAGGCCAGACGTCTCCGTCGGGCGGGGAGAGGCAGACGGCGATGAGCGGGTGGGCGGTCACGGCTCCACCAGGTCGGGATAGGCCCCGAAGTCGAAGCGCTCGACGAAGTCCACGCACGCGAGGGGCAGACGGACGGGCTGGATCGTCCCGCTCGTCACGCCCGTCGCGTAGTGGCCGCTGACGAACCAGCGGTATCCGTGGTCGTGCAGGTAGGCGGCCAGGGGGCAGGCGGCGATCTCGTAGGGCTTGCCCCGGATCCCGAGGTCGTGCAGGCGTCCGGCGACCTCGCCCGCGGTGTCGCCGAGCCGACGGAGCAGCTCGAGCGGGGTGGGCGGCGCCACGGGGCGGAGCGTGGTGGGGATCAGGGTCATGCGGCCTCCAGCACGGGCGGCGACGGGAAGTGGCGGCGGATCGTCTCGCACGAGCGCAGGCGCGAGGCCCGACGAGCGTCGGCGTCGGCGGCGGCGTCGGCGGCGGCGGCGTAGGCGGCGTAGGCGGCGGCGTCGGCGGCGGCGTAGGCGGCGTAGGCGGCGGCGGCGTAGGCGGCGGCGTAGGCGGCGTAGGCGGCGGCGGCGGCGGCGTAGGCGGCGGCGGCGGCGTCGGCGGCGGCGGCGGCGTCGGCGGCGGCGGCGTCGGCGGCGTCGGCGGCCTGTCGTGCGCGCCTCACCTCCTCGATCGTCGCCTCGCCACGGGCCCACGCACGCGCCGTCTCGATCGCCAGGCGCGGGCGGTCCTCTCCGGCCGGGACGTGCACGAGGGCCGGCTCGGCGCAGTCGCACGCGGCGAGGACGAGGAGCCGACGCTCAGCGCCCGTGCGACCGAGAAGCCAGAACAGCCAGTCCGGGCGCTCGCACGCAGCCCACGCGGTCTCGGCGTCGGGCTGGGTTCGGCACCAGACCACGGCCTCCGCACAGGGGCGGAGCGGCAGCAAAGCGTCGGACCAGTGGGCGATCATGCGGCCTCCAGGGACTCGCCCTCGGCGATCAGCTCCACGATCCGGGTCTGGTCCAGCAGCGCCTCCAGCTCGCCGAGGCGGAGGTCCGGGGTGCTCCGGCGCAGGTCCAGCAGCGAGCGGGCCTGACGGACCGCCTTGGGGTCCCGCTCCGCCAGCGTCTCGAGCAGGTAGGTGCGGCGGTCCCGCACCGTCGCGAGGGCCGCCTGGAGCTCCGGGCTCTCGAGGTTGTGGTGGGCCTGCGCCCGGTCGGCGGGGCTGGCCTCGGACAACCGCGGGAAGCCCAGCAGCTCGCGGGCGTCCGACAGGTCGAGGATCGTGGTGCCGAGGCGCTTGAGGCGGTCGGCGAGGTCGCGACGCTGCCCGGGCATCCACGTCGACGGGGCGGCGTGGCGCTGCAGCGGGACGACCGGGATCGGGGCGGTCACTTCCGCACCCCGATCTCGACGTCGAACAGGCGATCGGCTTCGGCCTCGTCGATGAACCAGAGGCCCGTGATGATCGTGGGCTCGGGGTCGGCCTGGCGCTCCATCGAGGTCGCGTCCTCGTCGTCGCGCTCCTGCTGCGCGACCGGATCGAGGTACGGCCACCCGTCGGCCGCGAGCCGGGCGCGGGCCGCGGCCTCGAGGTCGAGGATCCGCTGGTAGTACTCGGTCTGGGCGCGCAGCCCGGCGCAGGTCGGCGGCGGCGCGGGGGAGCGGCGGCCGCTCGGGAAGGCGGCGCGATCGGGGGCGGGCGAGGGGGTGGGATCGCGCTCGTCGGGGGTCTGCATCGGTGCACCTCTAAACTGTGTGTTTAGAGTGTGCCCCAGTCCCGTTCCGCGGTCAACCACATGTTGAGCGATTCTCGAAGATTCAGATTCGACGTCTAGTAAACCGCGAGACGGTCGCCTCGATCGCTTCCCGATCCTCGGGGCTCAGGAGGTCGATGGCGCGCGCGAGGTCCGCGATCTCGGGGTGGACCAGAACCGCGATCCGGTCACCCTGCGAATCGTCCAGTTGGACAAGGATCCGGCGGCCGAGCACTGCGGCCCATGCCCTCATCACGTTGATCGGCGGGTGCCGACCGAACCGCTCCCACTCGGAGACCGCTGCCCCGGTCAGCGGGCGCTCGAGCTGCAGACGGCTCGTGATCCGATCTGCGACCTGCTGTTGCGTCAGCTGCGCCGCGTCGCGTGCGGAACGAAGCGCCGCCCGGATCGCCCGGTCGTGTTCGTCCACGGTAACCCCTTGTACATCCGCCATGGCTTCCCTCCTTCGCGCCCACGTATAACGACGTACTCAACCGTATGTTGCACGCAGACGACCAGGGAGGTACAATCAACGGGACGTTGTAGGAGTTGCCCTGACGAACCCCCTTCTGGGCGCGAGACTCACGGCGGTAGCGAGGCGGGCCGGCTACCAGACCCGCGCGCACCTCGGCGCCCTGCTGGGCGTGCTCCAGACCGTGCACGGGGTGAAGGTCACCTCGATCCAGGCCGTGCAGTACTGGCTCTCGGGCGACCGGATCCCCGAGCCGCACCACCTGATCGCCCTGCTGGACGCGCTCGGGGTCTTCGGGGACGAGCGGCGCGAGATCGTCGGGATCGCCTACCCGGCGCTCCAGTCGGTGATCGACGCGAACCGCCCCCCGACGCCGACGGAAGGCGCATGACCCGCCTCCGCGTCTCCCGGGCCTCGCTCGCGGCGCTCGTCGCCAAGTCCTCGGCCGCTCCCTCCGCGCCTCGCCCGAGCAGCACCTCCCGGGACGTGGATCGGAGCGGTCCTCGAGCGTGGACGTCGGTCGGACCCGACACGGAGGTCGCGTGACGGTCACCCGCTCGGGGGCGCAGGTGCTCGAGGCGGACCTACTCCGCCTGCTCGCCGATGGTCGGCCGCGCTGGGCGGAGGATCTGGCCTCGTCGACGGGTCGGGCGGCGCTGTCCGTCCGGAACCAGCTCCGGGCCATGGTTCGGCGAGGGCTCGTGCGCGTCACCTGCCGGCGCCCGTTCACCGTGGTGCGGACGTGATCCGCGGCGCTCACACCAACCTCGTCCCGCCGCGACTCCGGTACGTTGGGACGCCCGCGGCGGTCGACGTCCGGATCGAGGGCTGGGAGCGGCTCGTCCGCCTGTACGGCTGGGAGGACGGGTCGTCGCTGCGGCGTCCGGACCTGACGCCTCGCGCTGGTCCGCACGCGGCGGGCTGCGACTGCTGCGCGTGTCTCGGTCGGGTCGGCGTGGGGCTGGCGGGGGTGCGGCCGTGAGCGTGCTCGTCGAGCTCTGCGCTTGATCCCGATCCTCCTCCGCCTCCGCCTCGGGGCCGAGCTGCGCCTCGTGACGGTCGACCCAGAGCTGGCCCTCGCGCTGCGGGACCAGCCGGGCGTTGCTCGGAGCTGGGTCGTGCGGTGGAGGCGGTGGTGATCGACACCGTGTCGGCGCTGTTCGTGATGCCCGACGGGCCCTATCCCCGGCTCGTCGCAGACTGGTGGGACGAGGTCCGCGATGCGCGGACCTACGCCGGCCCGAATCCCGTCGTCGAGCACCCGCCGTGTGCGCGCTGGGGGCGGTTCTGGTGGTCGGACGGGTCGACGGAGCCCGGCCACGACGACGGGTGCTTCGCCGCGGCGATCGAGCACCTCCGGCGGTGGGGTGGGGTCCTCGAGCACCCGGAGGGATCGTTCGCGTGGGAGCGTCACGGGATCCGCCGCCCCGAGCCCGGGTGCTGGTCCTCCACGCTGCTGCGCCCCGACGAGTGGGTCGCGACGGTCGATCAACAGTGCTGGGGACACCGCGCGCGCAAGCGGACCTGGCTCGTGGCCGTCGGGTGCCGCGAGCTCCCCGAGGCGCGGCGTTCGACGGGTCGGCAGTCCGCCTACCTGTGTACGCCGCGCCTCGGTCGGAAGGTGTACGTCAGCAGCGGACAAGGCCCGAGTCCGACTCGGGCCTTGCGGGTGGCGCACGGGATCGAGCTGATGGGTCGGCGTGAGCGCAGCCTCACGCCGACCCCGTTCGCGGAGTTGCTCGTGCGGATGGCCGCGTCGGTGCGCCGATGACGCGCTGGTGGCGGATCGACGGTCGGTACTTCGTGGCTGGGCTGCGGGTCGAGGGCGGCACGGTGGTCGAGGCCGCGCCGATCCTCGCGTGGACCGTGGGCCGAGTGTGGACAGAGCTGCGAGCGCACTTCCGCCGGCGGGGCTGGCACGGGGAGCCGTTGTGAGCGACGACTACGACGCGATCCGCGAGGCCATCGCGAGCATCGAGATCGACCCGAACGATCTCGAGCTGGTGGAGCTGGCTCGACAGATCGCCGAGCCCGTCGAACCGATCGTGTACGAGGCGCACCCCACCGACGAGGGCGAGGGGGCGTGGTGGCTCGCGCCCCCCGACCCGTGGCGTGCGTACCTCGACGAGCCCCGCGAGCCGTCGAACGACTGGTGGGCGGGCTGTCTCGAGGGGATCCGGATCGGGATCGAGCTCGCGCGACAGGGCGAGCCCCCCGTCGAGGGGACCGTCGATCCGGTCGCTGGGATCCCGCGACCGGTCCTGCCGGGCCGGAGGCTCCGGTGAAGGCGGAGCAGGTCGAGGAAGGGGCGGTCGCCGTCAAGGCGCTCCGCCAGGCGCTCGAGGCGAGCGAGTACGCGCCGCTGTTCAGCAACAGCCCGGCGCTCTACGGGATCGCGCGGCCAGGGATCTGGGCGGGCGAGATCGAGGGGTTGCTCCGCCGCGTCCCGCACACCGATCGGCTGGCGCTGCGCCGGGCGGCAAAGGCGATCGCGGCGTCTGTCGTCGAGGAGCGCGGACGGCGTCCGGTGCGGGAGGTGCCGGTGTTGCCCCTGATCGTGGTCCACGGCAAGACGTGGCGGGTGCTGGGCGACGGGGAGTACCTCGTCGTGGAGCGCGAGCTCGTGGTCGTGGAGCTCGGCCGACTGCAAGCGGTCGAGACCCGGATCCCGGTCGGCGAGACGGGCTCGCGGGTGCTCAAGCCAGCCGAGGCGTACGAGGTGCACGGGGTCACGGCGCAGCGGGTGCGGTGGACGTACGGTGCCGGCGCGCTCGCCTGGGATCCGGTGACGGGGACGCTCGACCTGCCCGGGGCGAGGGTGCGCGAGGGCACGGCCGTCTACTCGAAGCGGTGCGACGAGTGGTTGTTCCGGCTCGGCGGGGAGTTGCTGCTCGACTGGATCGCGACGGCGCCTCAGCTCCAGCGACCGACGTCGGCGATCCAGCTCCGGGGACCGCCCGGGATCGGCAAGGGCTTGTTCACCGCCGCGATGGCCTGTTGGCTCGGCGGACGCACCGACTACCAGGACGCGACCGGCGAAGCGAACGCGGGGCTCGCGCACGCGCCGCTCGTGGTGCTCGACGAAGGCGTGGCCGAGAGCAAGCCCGACGAGTTCCGCAAGATCACGGGCGGTCGGGACCTGCGGGTCCGCGCGCTGTACCGCATGCCCGAGGACCTGATCGGCTGCCCCCGGGTGCTGATCACGAGCAACGAGTACGACCCGTTGCGGCTCGGGCGCGAGGACCTCTCGAGCGACTCTCAGCACGCGCTCGGGCAGCGGATCGTGGTGCTGGAGGCGGACCACGCGGCGGGGGCGCTGCTCGAGGCGCTCGGCGGGTGGAACGGGACCGACGGCTGGACGGAGCCCGAGGGCGAGCTCGTGCGTCACTTCCGGTGGCTCGCCGAGCACCGGAAGGTGACGCCGGGGACTCGGTTCATCGTCCAGGGCGACTCGGCGGCGTGGGTGGCGACGGCCCACCTCCGCAGCGGGGTCGGCGCCAACGTGCTCGCGGCGTACCGGACCTACCAGGAGGACGCGGGGCTCCGGAAGCGGTGCGAGAGCCGCGACGAGCCCGATCCGTTCCAGTGCGTCGACGGCCAGGTCGGGATCTCGGCGGGCGCGCTCCAGCGGTGCTGGCGACTGCTGATCGGTCCCCACGAGAAGGTTCCCGCCTCCCAGGTGCTCGCGAAGGCGCTGAAGAACCTGTCCGGCCAGAAGACCCCCACCCGCAGCGGGCGCGAGGGCGACCGCGGCCCGCGCCGGTACTGGGTCCCCATCGAACGTCTGCAAGAGGAGGACGACCCGTGACCGATCCACCCTGTCCAGCGCGTCCACCCCCTGTCCGGCCTCCTGTCCACCCGGAAACGCAGTCCTGTGGCCTACTGTCCACCCTGTCCGGCCTTCCGAGTCGGGAAGAGTTCTATACAACGGTACTACCCGAGAGGACAGAATCTCTTCACTCTAGTTCTACTTTGGGTGGACAGGGTGGACAGTGTAGTCTAGGCGCTGGTTCTTGCTCGGACAGACAGGACGGACAGACCCCAGACAGGGGTTGGCCATGATCCTCGCCATCGACCCGGGCCACGAAGGTGGCGCCGTCCTGCTCGACGGGCGCGGGCTCCCCGTCGCGTGGTGGAGCTGGAAGCCCCTCGATCGCAAGAGCGGGCGCGTGTACGCGATCGACCGCTCCGACGCCGCGTGGGACCGCATCACGGTCCGCACCCTCGCGGGCGTCGGTGCCGAGCTGGTGCTCTCGCTGCGGGAGGAGCGGCAATCCGGCCTCCATCTCGTCGCCGAGGGGCTGTTCGTACACCCCGGCGCGCGAGGAGGTCGGGCGCACGCCGCGATCGAGCTCGGGAAGTCGGTCGGGTGGCTCACCGCCCCTCTGCTGGAGTCGGCGCTCAGCTACGAGGAGCCCCGCTCTGCGGTGTGGCGTCCTGCGGTGCTGGGTCCAGGGTCGAACGCCTCGAGCGACATCGCCGAGGCGCGGGCGCTGGCGCTGTGGTCGAGGCGGTGGACCGGTCCACCATGCCCCGACCCGCACGTCGCGGAAGCCTACTGTATCGGGTGGTGGCGACACACGAGGAGGGCGGCGTGACGTCGTCCTCCAGCATCCGGCGACACCCAGGACTCCCATGACACGTCAAGAGTTCTTGAAACGACTGCGCACTCAGGCCCGAGCCGACGGGCTCTCAGCCACCTACGAGGAGGACGACGTGCCCGTGTTCCGACCGATCGACGACCAGGTGCTCGTCAGACGTGCCCATTCCGAGCCCGCTAGCCGCCTTGTGGTGCCCGATCGGGCGAAGGAGCACCCGCTGGTCGGGGAAGTGCTTGCCGTCGGTCCTGGGGCCTGCAGACGCGACGGGAGCCGCCAGCCCATGCCGGTCGCGCCGGGGCAGGTCGTCGCGTTCGGGAAGTACGCGGGCGAGGAGGTCGAGCTCGACGGCACCGACTGTCTCGTGCTGCGGGCTGCTGACCTGCTCGGCGTGATCGAGCCCTGATGCGCTCGGGCCGCCAAACCGCACGGGACCGCGCCGTGGAGTTGATCGTCTCGGGTCGCACCTCGTCCGAGGTGGCGAAGGAGCTCGGGATCCACCGCGCCACCGTGAACGGCTGGCGCCACGAGCCGGAGTTCGCCGAGCAGTTGCGTGCGCTGCAGGACGAGATCCGCACCGGCGTGTACGACCGACTCGTCGGTGGGGCCGACGATGCGCTCTCCGTGCTGCGCGACCTGATGCTCGACGAGGACGAGTCAGGCTTCACCCGACTGGGCGCCGTCAAGCTGTGGCTGGAGCTGATCGGGCTGCACAAGCAGTCGCCCGCGCAGGCGC